CTTCGGCTCTAGGGTCTATTTGACTTAAGATTGAATCATACAATACAATTTCATTATCAGTTAATCCTGCGTCTGAAGGCTTCTTAATATCTTTTGGCTGTCTAAACAGTATAGTAGTAGCAGCCCCAAGATCACCACCGTTAGACAAGAACTCTACCATGTCGTCATTGCCTAAAGTCTTGGCTCTTTTAATTAAAGTTAATCTAATTGCTTGGTCTTGTTCTAATTGTTTTAAAGCTGTAGCAGTCTTAGCTGCCCCTGTTAAATCACCAGTAGCTTGCTGTATACCTGCAAGTTTACGCAGATCAGCAGGGTCACTCAGGTCTAACTGAGACATAGCCATCTGTAGTTGTTCAGCAGGAGTACCTCTGCTTTGACCCATCAGCCCACGAGCAGCCCTTTGTAAACCTTGTGCTTGTTGTGCGCCAAAGGCTAACCGTTGCTGTGCTATACTGCCTCCCGCCATAGGGTCAATACCGCCACTAGGTACGCCTGTAAGGAGTCCTGCAATATCTGTTCTAGCCATTAGTTATTCTCCTTTAAACAAACGTGTAGGGTCTAACGCTTTAATCCAATCTGGAGTAGGAGCGTCACCTACACCTAAGTAGCTTAATAGACCACCGTCTTCTTCAAGGTCTACACCTAGCTTTTCAGCAAGTAATCTTTCTTGTATTGTAGGCTGTGTACCTAACAAGCTAGTCATTAGACCTTGCTGTTGCTGTTGCTGCAATAGGTTAGCCAACTGCTCTGCCTGTAGTCGGGACTCTAGTCCTGTCTGACCTAACTTGGCTTGTAGTTCAGCACCACCTAACTGACCTTTCTGCTGTAGCTGTGCAGGAAGATTAGCAGCACCAAATAACCCTAGTGCTTGAGCTTGTGGCTGATAACCTGCGGCCTGTAATGTACTGCCTAGTTGAGCAGCTTGTGTCTGTTCTGCCATTGCTTGTTGTCTAGCACCTAAGTTAGCTCGTGCCATAGCTTCCTGTCGTGCAGTTTCCATAGCTAATAACTCAGGGGAAGCGCCACCATAGGCGGCAGAGGACAGCCCTAAGCGTCCTTGTGACAGCATACGCTCTTCCAATGCTAGACGCTGACGTTCCTCTTCAGGACGCTGTACGGCTCTCATCTGCTCAAATAGCTGTGCTTGTGCTGTAGTAGGGTCTGCACCTACCTGACCAAACAATCCTGTAGCTTGACCTAGCAGTTGCTGTTGTGCCGCTTGTTGCTCAGGAGATAACGTAACGCCAAAGCCACCTTCAGGTGTAGTGGCTACATTAGCTAGACCACTAGTAACAGTGTATGGTCTAAACTGTGTAGCTTCCTGTACCTGTGTACCTAATTGCTGCATCCCTGATTGAGTCTCACGACCAAGCTGTTGTGCTGCTTCAATGTTTTCTTGACCCAGAAAGTAAGAACCTGCGCCTCCTATTAAATCAGTTAAAGCCATTAGTATGACCCTCCAGTAATTGTATCAGCCGTCAGTGTTCCTGTGACGTTCACGGTAGCGGCTGTTACAGTACCTGTGAAAGTAGGACTAGCAGTGTCAGCTTTAGTGGCACTGGCAGTAGCAATGTTGTTAAATTCAGTGTCGATCTCTGTACCTCTCACAATCTTAGCGGCATTGCCTGAAGGGAGAGAATCCTTTGTAGCAAAGTTAGTTGTCTTAGTGTAATTAGACATTAGATAAGTCTCCCTAGTAGAGCGTGTATGTCAATTTTTTGAATAGAAAAAGCAGAGTTATTTATCTCCGCTTCAATACCAATAGTTACTACCTCACCACTACCGCTAGTGTTAACCTTTGGTGTGTTGATGAGGACAGAGGCAGTGTACTCACCTGTGGTGTTATACTCTGTCACACCGTACTCAGCAGGGTTACTAGAGTCAAATGTAAAGACCTGCTTAGTGTAGTTCTGTGTGTAGTCATAACCCCAGTTCAATGTAGTAGGTGTATTTCTACCATCAATAATAGTCAAGTTAAACTTCTTCAAGAACTTCAGGTTAGAAGTGTTACCAAAGTCTAACGGGTTACTAAAGTATCTCATCTCGTACTTGAGAGTACCGTCTGTATAGCTGTCATATTTAACTATACCGCTAGATAAACCTATGTAGATAGACCCATCTTCCAATACAGTAAGAGCCAGAGGATACATACCTGACCACGTTGTAGCCCGTTGTGACCCATCAGGCAGTGCAGTACGCATATCAAAGCAGTACACAGTGTTGCTGTCTGGTAACGTCAGTAGGTAGAATGCTTCATCAGCACTGTACAGAGACTTGATAGGGTTAGTCTGTAGCGGTATCAGGCTTAATAAGTCAGTGCGTACATTCTTACTGATGTCACGCATAGGCATAGACTTCTCTTGTATAGTCCTGCCAAAGCTACGTACACCTGTCTCAGACAAGAACAGTATATCAGTACCTGTGTGCTGTACTGAGTCACGGGCTATACAGCCAACGCCTTCTACGGTGTCTGTAAGCGTCATAGAGGCAGGAGAGGAAGCACCTGAGTACACAAGTATAGACTTCTTACCAAAGATGATTAGGAAGCCATTGTGAGCCGCTAGAGCCGTTATCTCGTCAAAGCCTGTAGGCCATACAGTAGTAACGTTCAACGAGCCTGAAGTGCCTCCTGTCCATGCGTGACCATTAAGCGTGTCAGACCAGTAGACGGTATGCTTGTTACCTGTAACGTCTGCTACAAACAACTTACCGTAGGCTGCTAGGACTTCGTTGCCCTGTGGAGCAGTACCTGTGCTGTGACTGTGGCCTGACATAGTTTCCAGAACAAAAGAACCTGACTCGTCTGTACCTATCAGCGGCTCATTTCCTCTCTGGAACATGTACACATGATTGTTTAATGTTACTATCTTCCAGTTGTTAGCTGAAGGAGTGTAACTACTAGGAGTAATGTCCGTTAAGGTTGAAGTGCCTTTGAATACTTTATTGTTACCCGCTGACAACACAACCTTGTCGCCAGAGTTATCAATGTATTCGTATACAGTTTCTATCCCACGACTAGTACCTAATACAGAAGAGCCGTTAGTAGATACTTCTACCCAACCCTTACGCGCACCAATACGGCCTAGCTTGTCAATAACACAGTTGTCTGCAATAGCAGCAAACGATGGATCAACACCAATGGGTGAGTCCTGTGTGTTAAGACCTGCAAAGCCGGGGGCGGCAACGGTAATATTTTGTAATTGTTGTGCCATTAAGAATACCAGATAGTTTCTTCAGGATGTTGTGACGCATCAATAGCAATAGCATCAGCCAAGGTGTTATCTGCAAGTGCGAACAACTCTGCTGCACTAGTGCCTCCAGTTTCACCACGCTCTCTAGCACCCAATGCAGTGGCTAGTTGTATGACAGGTGATGATGGAGCGGATAAAGTCTGTGCATCTTCTGTAAAGTCTGCTGTACGTAATACCACGTTAAAGCGTAACTGGTGAACACCGTCTGGCTGTGGATATACATCAATAGAGTTATCACCGTTAGAGTCAATACCTTTAAAGCAGTAGAACTGTGGTGTTCCTTTAGGCGGCACATCTATTAAGAATGCTTTAGTCATCCAACTTGACCCACGGTACTGCATAATAGAGTCTGACGTGTCGTTGACAACATCTAAAACTTTCATTCTGTTCTGTGAGCCAGTAAGTACATAGCTGTACGTATCTGCTGTAGTTGACACAGTGAGTGCAGTACGTAGTGCAGTCCAATCGTAAGCGTCTTCTACGGTGCGTTTAGCGTCATTGACAAACTCACCAATAAGTTTAGAGTAGGATGTTTGAGCAACAGTAGTTACTTCATCCTCCCTCAGTCTGCGTAGTACGCTGTTTACCAGTTGTAAGTAAGTCATTAGAAATCGTAACTCCGTGGTTTAGCTTCGTAAATAGTGTTTTCAAAGAAGTTGTCATAGTCTGGTTCGTAGTCTAACTGTGGCGCAGACTCTGGGTAAAACAACTCTAGTTCTTCTCCTTGTGACTCTATAGGATAATCGCTGATGCCTATCTCTGTTTCAAACTGAAATAGCTCATCATTAAACAAGCTGTCTGTTGTGCGTGTAGGTGATGGTATAAAGTCTTGACCTGTGTCTGACATAAGAGAAGGGCTTAGATCAAAAGGTAAGTCCATACTAGGTAGGTCAATACTAGGTAAGTCAATGTCTGGTAGAGCCTGTCTAATGGCTGTATCTAAAGCAGACAGAGCGTCACCAACAGGCTGTGTTACTGCATCATCAAGAGACTTCGCTACTTCTCTAGTAGGTTGTATAATAGATTTGTCTACAGCTTTGCCACCTGCTCTAACAATATCTTCAGCGGTTCTACCTGTTTCTCTTATGGCTTCTTCTATAGGGTCTAAGGCACTAGTGTCTATATCAGGCATAGCCTCTTCAACAAAGTCAGCAAGGGCTGTACCTACTTTACCAATAGGGCGTACAATATCTCTAACAACGTCTTCAATAACGCCTAGACTTACGTCTGTGCCTTCTATGTTAAGACCACCGCCTTCTTTAATATAAGTGCCTAAGCCATACGCTAATGCTTCATCAAACTCTTCACCACCTGCTACTCTTTCGACTACTTTATTTAGCCCTGCTTGAACATCATCTTTCTGGAGAACATTTAGTATACGATCATCAGGTACTTTGTCGATAGCTTCTTTAACTGCCTGTGGCCCTAACAAAGCAAGAGCAGCACCTTTGGCATCTCCTGCGGCTGCTACGTTTAATGCGGCCTGTGTTTGTCCATAGGTGCTTCCAAACAAGCCAGTGCCTTGGGTCATCTGAGGTGGCCCTGCTTGACCTACTGGCATCTTGCCCAATGTAGGAGGCTTAGTTACTCCCGCCATGTTTAAACCAGTTAAGGCACTACTTGCTAACTCAATAGGAGATACGTCTACACCTGAAGCTAACTTAGCTCCTGTAGTTGCTAACGCAATAGTAGGATTCAATAGCCCTACAACCTGTAGTACAGGGTTGCTTAAAAACTTTTTCCACTTACTAGGCTTTGGTGGATTTTTAACCCACACCATTGTTTGATCACCTAGTTCTGAATCAATACCTAGT